AATCAGGTCTGCAACGACATCTTCGCCAGACCACATACGGATTAGTTTAACGTTCATTTGAATTGACAGCGTACCATAAGTTCAGTTAGAAATGCCACCAGGTTGATCTCGTGATCGGCAACGAAAGCAGACTTGTACTGATACTCACCGATGATGAGAACCGCTTCAGGAATGCTTGCGGGCGTAAGATACGTGTAGAGACTGTCATAGACATTTCGCATAATTTGAGTTGGTTCATTATCCAGATTCTGTACGACCCATTTTTTCATTTTGGTGAACTCCTTATCCTTAAGGAATCCTGCTAGGTCGTCAAGTTTAGAATCAGATACAGCAGCAAGAACACCAGTGTCAATCTTACCAATGGAAGAATAACGTTGGAGTTCATTGAGAGTGCGACGGAAGTCTGGGAAATACTTTTGGACTAACGCCGCCAGAACGCGAGGTTCTGCAGCAACTTTGTTTTCTTCAAGGATTGACTGGATACGCTTGAAAAATACTGCTGCGAGTTGTTGCTTGTCTTTTCCTGTGATGGAGAAGTCGATAACTGAGCAACGAGAATGGAGGGGGGCAATGATTTTGTTTTTGTAGTTGCAGGTAAAGATAAACCTACAGTTACCAGCAAATTCCTCAATAGTCGCCCGTAGGAGGAGTTGTACGTCTGGAGTTGTGTTGTCTGCCTCATCAATGATGATGACTTTGTGTTTAGCAGTTGACGAAAGCGAGACGGTCGAAGCGAAGTTTTTCGCATTACTTCTGACAGTATCGAGGAATCGACCTTCGTCGGATCCATTGATGACATAATAGTCTGCTCCAAGTTGTTCACATAGTGCCTTTGCAACTGTGGTCTTACCAATACCAGGAGGACCAGAGAGGAGAAGGTTGGGAATTTCACCCAGTTCGACGAACTTATTTAGAACGTCTTTGATATTCTCTGGGAGAATACAGTCATCGATTTTGCGAGGACGATATTGCTCACACCACAGAAAACCATTCATAATGAAATTTGCTCAGTTGATTTGGAAATGTTGAAGGAGAAAATGATCTTATCTTGATACCCACGGTGGGGTAATGACTGATGGATCAACGAGGAAGGGAAGAAAATTATATCACCTTCCCTACAATCTGGCACTACTGCTTTGACTTGACCTGTCCAAGGATTTGGAAACGGTGAGAAGAATGATGTTGGACTGTCATAGGAATCCAACTGTGCGTAGAATACAGCAGAAAATCCAAGTGCTCCGTGATTGTGTGCTGGATGACAAGCAGTTTTAGAATACCTTTGACACCAAGCATTACTAACATATGAACCAGGATTCATTTGCTGAAACATTGACATTGGTTCAGAAATAATATCCATCAACTTGTCAAAGTAGTTAGGTACAATACCAGCGTTGTAGAACTTGAAATAGTCGGTGTAACCACCGACCATTCCCTCTTCACGATAACACTCTTCGCTGCCCCAATCAATTGTTTTGAGAAAACTGTCCTTTACGTTATGCCATTGACGTACTGTAGAAACGTAGATGGGACATTCAAAGAGGTCTAGTGCAATCATTTTGAATCAGGTTCCAAAGCGATGTAGTATTCAAGGTTGTTGCTTTCAGAAACAAAATGACTCACTTTGTTCTTTGCAACGCTAACGGTGTAATCACCAGGAAGAATCCGAATGTTCTCAACCTTGAAGCAGTAACAAAATTCTTGATCTTCGTCATCAAGTTTGCCAACTGGAACAGAATAAGTGTTGGAAGTTTCGTTCTTCTTATCACAAACCATCAAGTTGATGTTACCGTTGCCGCTGTAAAGGCAGAGATCAGGAACTTGATACACACTAGCGGCACGTAGAAGGTCCTGCAAGGTGTCTGTTTTCAGATTGAAGACCACATCAGTCTGCGGCATTTCAATGTCCTTCTGAGGCGGTTTAGTGATTATCTCAGGATCACAATAGTAGAATGAGGTGGTTGCCTTACTCGTTTCATCTCGGATCTCAAGTTTCTTATCGCTGTCGAAGCTGAACATCGGATTCTCAAAGAGTGAGAGACCAGCGAGGAAAACACCGAGATCATAAATGGCGACCTCCTGAGGGATGTCTTCAGCAATCTCGACAGAAGCAAAAATGTTGCGGTTGACAGACATTGTACGCAACTTGTTACCAGGAGAGATAACGATAGACTTGTTGATCGTAGCGAAGTTCTTAAGAATATTTTGAGTTTTTTTGGATAGTTTGACAATGCTCATTGAGAATACTGTTCGGTCGTGGTGGACTTGTCGGAGAAGTGAAGGAGAAGCATAGCATAATGGATAATCTTAATGATGTCCCGTCTTGCCGATCCTTTCTTATCATACCGAGAGGCATATTTAAGAATGTTGCAACGGCAGAATGCTTCTGCGTCACCAACAGACTCAATCAAATCGAGGGTCTGAATCCTGTCGTTACCAGCAGAGTAATGACCAGCATAAGTATGGGTCACATAGTCGCGGATCTCTTGAAGGATCTTTTCCTCGTCATACTTAAATGGCATAACCGTATTGTTCCCGAAGAATTTTTTTGTATGGTAGATCTTGTTCACGAAGTTCGCTAACAAGTTTGAGTTTGTTGTGGAGAGAAGTATCTCCACCAAGTTTGAGAGCAGCAATGATTGTGCCCAGTTCGTGATCGTTGATTGGTAGTTCCATACGGTTCTTATAGTACAACTAAGTGTTTATTTTGTCAATTGATTTCGTGCAGGGGGTCGCGACCAAAGTCGGCATCAATTTTGTCATACAATTCAAGGAATGCTTGCTTGGTTTCATCATCAAAGCGATTGATGCTGAACTTGATTGCATCTTCCTTAGAACCAAAGATCTGATATGCCTTGGCAACGTGAACAAGACGACGAGTGGAAATGATCTCATCGATACCACCATCAGCAAAGGTCTTGCGAATGATGCTTGCCCAGTCAGCAAGACGAGCACAGAACTGTTCGTCAGCGCACACCTTGCTCAGGATCTTAATCTCAGTTGTGGTAGTTGGGTAATCCTGCTCAAGCGTAATAGCAAAACGCTCAAGGAATGCTTCGTTCAGTACGTTGGTACCAACGAAACGACCATCGTCAGAACCTTTGCCCTTAGTGTTTGCAGTAGCAACCACAGTGAAACCAGGAGCAGGTTGAACATACCGTCCAATCTTCTTAAGGAACACACCTTTACCTTCCAGCACAGACTGTAGGCAAAGGATTTTGTTGGAAGCAAGGTCAACTTCATCTAGAAGCAACACTGCTCCCCGTGCCAGAGCTTCGACGACGGGTCCATTGTGCCAGACAGTTTCGCCATTAACAAGACGAAACCCACCAATAAGATCATCTTCGTCAGTCTCAATGGTGATGTTCACACGAATCAACTCCCTATTTAGGGCAGCACACGCTTGTTCAACACCAAAGGTTTTACCGTTTCCAGACAGACCTTGGATGTAAGTGGGATAAAAGATACCAGATTTGATGATCTTTTTAATGTTATTGAAGTTCCCGAACGGGACGAAATTGGGATCTTTTTCAGGAATCAGAACCGTTTGTTCCTGAGCGGGAACAACAGAAGGCGCCTCATAAGCACGTTCAATGTCTTGAACGGTCAGATTCCACTTACCACGACCAGACTTATATTGATCAAGACGATTCTTGATCGTAGGCAGAGAAACATCAAAGAAATCAGCAGCAGCAAGAAGGTTGGTGGTATTAACTTCGGGACCGAATACTTCGGTAAGATATTCAACCAGTTCGTCAGTAGTCACAGGAGCAGGAGCGAAAGGCATTGTTGGTTTGTTTGGTATGTACTCATTATAGGGGTGGTTCCACCCCAGATTGGGGTGGGGTGGACAGTTTAGGCAACTGTCCTCGCGAAACTGGTCATCATCTTTTTGTTGTTGGACTTGGCACGATACATTTTCTTAAAAGCAGTTCGGATCTGTGCAGTGGTTGCTTCAGTGTCAAGTTCCTCCAGATTATTGGTTTCTTCCATCACATTTGTTGGGAGAACCCACAAACGATCATATGGAGAATCAACAATTTCATAGAAACGATCTTTACGAAATTTGGAAACAGCAAGTTCAAAGTCTTTACCAATATAATTCATAATAGAAATATTGCGGAAGTAGTACCGTACATCACGTGATCCAACAATACGAAATCCAAGGACAGAAACTTGAGGGAAGTTGTCTTTAAGATTCTCAAGGAAAACGTTTACTTGTTCGATAGGATTCTCATACTTCTGATAAATTTTCCCCCGTTTTCGATCACGAAGTTGGCAACGGCGACCAAAAGATGTCACATAAATCTTGTTACCGAAGAGTGGTGTGCGTTGTGCATAAACTTGAGTAGGACCAGACTCACCATCAGTGAGAATGGAAAGAGAAACTTTTTGCACTTTGTTCTTACGAATGAAGTCTGGAAGAACGGACTGCATAGCAGCAATCGCATCCAGAAGAGGAGTTCCACCCAGACTCATACCAGTGGAACAGGGGAACCGATACATTGACCCCCAGGTGCCAGGGTAGTGTCCAACAGAACCAGCGTTGCGCCATAGACCGAGAGCAAGTTCATTGAATGTTTTTGTATTACATTCTGAAGTGAGAACTTCCATCAAGGAAAACCCGTAAGTAAATGCAATGTTACCAGGGACTGCACGTGCATCCTGATCACGTTCTTCATTAAATGCACCCCAACTGTGACCAAAGGTAAAGACTCGGAAGGGGATATTAGTCTTACGGCAGAACCAGCACAGTTGCAATAATTGCTTCACCGTATCAATGATATTGCCAGACATAGATCCAGACCAGTCCAGAAGAAACACCATACCGTGATTCTTACCTTCAGGAAGAACTGTCACACGCTTAAACAAATCCTCATTGAACTTGTATGTGTGAAGTTT